GTGAAGTCGGAGCCGGAGGCGCTTTGGACTTCGAAGGAGCCCGGGCTGAAATCGGGCGCCGCCTGGCTTGCCTCCGCGACGCCGGAAGAGGTGGATGAGTTCCTCGCCGGGTTGAGCCGCAACGCGCTGTTGGCGCTGCCCTGGCTGTTCGAGTTCTGGGCGCTGCCGCATCAGTTGCCGCCGCGCGGGGCCTGGAAGACCTGGGTCATCATGGGTGGCCGGGGCGCGGGCAAGACGCGGGCCGGCGCGGAATGGGTGCGGGCCGAGGTCGAGGGCGCGGGTCCTGAGGATCCGGGCCGGGCAAGACGCGTGGCCCTGGTCGGCGAGACGGTCGACCAGGTGCGCGATGTGATGGTGTTCGGCGAAAGCGGGATCCTGGCCTGCTCGCCCCCGGACCGGCGGCCGGAATGGCAGGCGACGCGGCACCAGCTTTTGTGGCCGAACGGAGCGGTGGCGCAGGTGTTTTCGGCGCATGAGCCGGAGGCCCTGCGAGGGCCCCAGTTCGATGCCGCCTGGGCGGACGAGCTGGGCAAGTGGAAGAAGGCGGGCGAGGCCTGGGATCAGCTGCAGTTCGCGCTGCGGCTGGGCAGGCACCCGCGGCAGGTGGTGACGACGACGCCGCGCAACGTGGGGGTGTTGAAGGCGATCCTGAAGAACCCCTCGACGGTCATCACCCATGCCCCGACCGAGGCGAACCGGGCCTATCTGGCCGAAAGCTTCCTGGCCGAGGTGCAGTCGCGCTACGGCGGCACGCGGATCGGGCGGCAGGAGCTGGAGGGCGTGCTGGTCGAGGACGAGGAGGGCGCGCTCTGGACGCAAGCCATGCTGGAGGCGGCGCAGCTGATGCAGCCGCCCGAGCCCACGCGGGTGGTGGTGGCGGTCGATCCGCCGGTGACGGCGCACAAGGCGAGCGATGCCTGCGGGATCGTGGTGGTGGGCGCGGACATGCGCGGCGAGCCGAAGGACTGGCGCGCGGTGGTGCTGGAGGATGCCAGCGTCAAGGGCGCCTCGCCCGAGGGTTGGGCGCGGGCGGCGCTTGCGGCGATGGAGCGGCACGGGGCCGACCGGCTGGTGGCCGAGGTGAACCAGGGCGGCGATCTGGTGGCGCAGATGGTGCGGCTGATCGATCCGCAGGTGCCGTTCCGCGAGGTGCATGCGACGCGGTCGAAGATGCTGCGGGCGGAACCGGTGGCGGCGCTTTACGAGCAGGGCCGGGTGGCGCATGTCCGGGGGCTGGGGGCGCTGGAGGACCAGATGGTGCGGATGACCGCGCGGGGCTGGCAGGGCTCGGGCAGCCCGGACCGGCTGGATGCGCTGGTCTGGGCCCTGACCGACCTGATGCTGACCCCGTTGCCGGGCGGGCGGCCGAGCGTTCGGTCGCTTTAGGGGATCGCAGGTCTTTGCAGGTCATATGGCCGGGCGCATCAGGCCGCCCGGGCAGTCGGGCATTGCCCGGGGTATGAAGGAGCACGAGATGTTCGATTTTCTGCGGAAGGCACCGGCGGCGGCAGTGCCCGAGCGCAAGGCAAGCGCGGTGGGCCGGGTCATCGCCTGGGGGTCCTCGGGCCGGGTGGCCTGGAGCCCGCGGGACATGGCGAGCCTGACGCGTACGGGGTTTCAGGGCAATCCGGTGGGGTTCCGGGCGGTGCGGCTGATCGCCGAGGCGGCGGCGGCGCTGCCGCTGGTGTGCCAGAGCCTGGACCAGCGGTTCGACACGCATCCGATCCTGGAACTGATCGGGCGTCCGAACGGTGCCCAGGGCCGGGCGGAGTTTCTGGAGGCGGTCTATGGCTATCTGCTGCTGACCGGGAACGCCTATGTCGAGGCGGTGGCGGGTGCGGCGGCGGTCCCGGGGGAGCTGCATGTGCTGCGGTCGGACCGGATGAACGTGGTGCCGGGCGCGGATGGCTGGCCGATGGCCTATGACTATACGGTGGGCGGGCGCACGCATCGCTATGACGTGGCGGGCCCCATGCGCGCGATCTGCCATCTGAAGACCTTCCATCCGATGGACGACCACTACGGCCTGTCGCCCCTGCAGGCGGCGGCGGTGGCGATTGACGTGCACAACAGCGCCAGTTCCTGGTCGAAGGCGCTTTTGGACAATGCCGCGCGGCCGTCGGGGGCGATTGTCTACAAGGGGGCGGATGGGCAGTCCTCGCTGTCGTCGGATCAGTATGACCGGCTGGTCAGCGAGATGGAGGCGCATCATCAGGGCGCGCGCAATGCGGGCCGCCCGATGCTCTTGGAAGGGGGCCTGGACTGGAAGCCGATGGGGTTCAGCCCCAGCGACATGGAGTTCCAGAAGACCAAGGAGGCGGCGGCGCGCGAGATCGCGATCGCCTTCGGCATTCCGCCGATGCTGCTGGGGATTCCGGGGGACGCGACCTATGCGAACTATCAGGAGGCGAACCGGGCCTTCTATCGGCTGACGGTGCTGCCCCTGGCGACGAAGGTGCTGGCCGATCTCGCGCATTGGCTGGCGACATTCACCGGCGAGGCGGTGGAGTTGCGTCCCGATCTGGACCAGGTGCCGGCGCTGGCGGCCGAGCGGGACCAGCAATGGGCGCGGGTCAATGCGGCCGCGTTCCTGACCATGGCCGAGAAGCGGATGCTCCTGGGCCTGCCGCCGCTGGCCGGGGCGCAGGCGGTGGAGGAATGACCACACGGCGGAGCGAGGGCGGCTCGCGCTTTCTGTACGACAGTTTCGACGCGGCGACCCTGCGGATCGAGGCCAACGAGCGCGTGGCCAACGAGCGTTGGGCGGGGCTGGAATACCGGCTGGGCCTGATCGAGGCGACGCTGGAGCGGCTGGAGAAACGGATCTGGGTCGGCGTCTACGGTGTGGCGGCGTTCCTGTTGGCGCAGATGGCCGAGACGGTCATCCAGGCAGCGATGAGGTGAGGCGATGAGCGGTGATTTCGGCGCGCCCGAGCGCAAGTTCCACCGGCCCGAGGCCGGGCTGGTGATCGGCGAGGGGCATGTGGTGGCGGGCTATGCCAGCCTGTTCGGCAAGACCGACCAGGGGGGCGATGTCGTGCAGAAAGGCGCCTATGCGGCGAGCCTGAAGCGGCTGGGCGCGCGGGGGGGGCGGGTCAAGATGCTGTGGCAGCACGACCCCGGCCAGCCGATCGGCGTCTGGGACGAGGTGAAGGAAGATGCCACGGGCCTGTGGGTCAAGGGGCGCATCCTGACCGAGGTTGAACGGGGCCGCGAGGTCGCGGCGCTGGTTCAGGCGGGGGCGATCGACGGGCTGTCGATCGGATACCGGACGGTCAGGGCGGAACGCGATGGCAAGGGCAAGCGGCTCTTGTCGGAGGTGGAGTTGTGGGAGGTGTCGCTGGTTACCTTTCCGATGCTGCCCGAGGCGCGGGTCGCGGCCAAGGCGGATGATCTGGACGACGGCTGGCAGGAGATCGCGGCAGCATTCGAGGATGCGCGCCGGGCGCTGTCGGCCCGTTAGCCCCCCCATTCCCTTCCATAGCGTGGGAGGGGCGCGCGGAATGGCCCGCGTCGGGTTCTGAGCAAGCAAAGAGGACGAGAGATGACCGAGAGACAGGCTCGGGCCGGGGAAGGTTTGTCCCCCGCCCAGACACCGGCTGCGGAGGCGAAGGCTGCCATGGCGGGTTTCCTGAAAGAATTCAGCACCTTTCAGGATGACGTGAAATCCACGCTGAAACATCAGGAAGAGCGACTGACCATGCTGAACGCAAAGACGATGACCTATGGCCGCCCGGCGCTTTCGGCCCGCGCGGAAACGGAGGCCCCGCATCAGAAGGCGTTCAACGCCTATCTGCGGTCGGGCGATGACGACGGCCTGCGCGGCCTGACCCTGGAAGGCAAGGCGATGTCGACCGCCGTGGCCGCCGATGGCGGTTATCTGGTGGACCCGCAGACGGCCGAACGGGTGCAGTCGATGCTGCTGTCGACCTCGTCCCTGCGGTCGGTGGCGAATGTGGTGCAGGTCGAGGCGACCTCGTTCGACGTGATCGTGGATCGCAGCGAGGTGGGGTCGGGCTGGGCCACGGAGACGGCGGCCACCACCGAGACCGCGACCCCGGTGATCGAGCGCATCTCGATCAAGCTGCACGAGCTGGCGGCGATGCCCAAGGCCAGCCAGCGCCTCTTGGACGACAGCGCCTTTGATGTGGAGGGGTGGCTGGCCGAGAAGATCGCGACCCGGTTCATCCGGGCCGAGGCTGCGGCCTTCATCAACGGCGATGGCGTGGACAAGCCGAAGGGCATCCTGTTGCCGACCAAAGTGGCGAATGCGTCCTGGACCTGGGGCAACATCGGCTATGTGCCCACCGGCGCGGCGGCCGACTTTGCAACCACCAATCCGGCGGACTGCATCATCAATCTGGTCTATGCGCTGGGTGCCGACTACCGGGCGAACGCGACCTTCGTGATGAATTCGAAGACCGTGGGTGCGGTGCGCAAGCTGAAGGACGCGGATGGCCGTTTCCTGTGGTCGGACGGCCTGGCGGCGGGCGAGCCCGCGCGGCTGATGGGCTATCCGGTGCTGGTGTCGGAAGACATGCCGGATGTGGCGGCGAACGCCTTCCCGGTGGCCTTTGGCGATTTCCGCGCGGCCTATACCATCGCGGAACGCCCCGACCTGCGCATCCTGCGCGACCCGTTCAGCGCCAAGCCGAACGTGCTGTTCTACGCCAACAAGCGCGTGGGCGGCGACATCACCGACTTTGCGGCGATCAAGCTTCTGCGCGTCGCGGTGTCGTGACCGGGTGGCCCGGTTCCCCCTGCGGGGGCCGGGCCAGACCTGCCCCAATCCAACGACCCGACCGCTGGCGGAGAGTGACCCATGATGTTGACCGAAGAGACCCCGGTGCCCCAGGCGGCACTGCCGGTGGAGGAGATGAAGGACCATCTGCGGATGGGGTCCGGCTTTGCCGAAGACGGGCTGCAGGACGGGCTGATCGAGACCTACCTGCGCGCGGCGCTGGCCGCAATCGAGGGGCGGATCGGCAAGATGCTGTACGCGCGCCGGTTCCTGTGGGTGCTGGACGGCTGGCGTGAGGCGGAGCAGGCGTTGCCGGTGGCCCCGGTCGCGGCGATCGTGAGCGTGACGCTGGTCGATGCGGCGGGGGGTGAGGTGGTGGTGCCCGCGGCGGCCTATCGGCTGGTCCCCGACCTGCACCGGCCGCGGCTGGCGGGACGGGGCGGGGCGCTGCCGACGATTCCGACGGAGGGGATGGCGAAGATCCGGTTTGACGCGGGGTTTGGCGCGGCCTGGACGGATATTCCGGTGGACCTGAGGCAGGCCGTGCTGCTGTTGGCCGGGGAGTATTATGAGCATCGCCACGACGACGGCACTGATGCCGCGGGGCTGCCGTTCGGGGTTGTCACGCTGATCGAGCGCTGGCGGACGGTGCGCATTCTGGGCGGGGGCCGAAAATGAGCGCGCCACATCTGACCCGGGCGCTGGTGCTGGAAGGGGTGGTCCGTACGCCGGACGGTGCGGGGGGCTTTACCGAGGCCTGGGCCAGCCTGGGCACGCTCTGGGCCGAGGTGCGGCCGGGATCGGGCAGCGACACGCTGGGTGAGGAACGGATGCTGTCGGCGGTGCCCTACCGGATCACGGTGCGCGGCGCTCCGGTCGGGTCGCAGAGCCGCCCGAGGCCCGGGCAGCGGTTCCGCGAGGGCACGCGGCTGTTCCTGATCCAGGCGGTGACCGAACGCGACCCCCAGGGCCGCCATCTGACCTGTTTCGCCCGCGAGGAGGTGCCGAAATGAGCTATGGTGCAGCGCCCGCCCTGCAGACGGCGGTGTTCCAGCGGCTGTCGACCTGGCCCGCGCTTGCGGGCGTGGCGATCCATGACGCGGTGCCGCCGAACGTGACCGGGACCTTCGTGCTGATCGGGCCCGAGGAGGCGCGCGACCAGTCGGACAAGACGGGCGCGGGGGCCGAGCATCAATTGGTGATCAGCGTGATCACCGATGCGACGGGGTTCCTGTCGATCAAGGCGATTGCCGCCGACATTTCGGACGCGCTGATCGGGGCACCCTTGACCCTGGGCCGCGGGTCCTTGGTCAGCCTGTCCTTTCTGCGGGCAAGCGCCCGGCGGATCGAAGAGGGCGAGACGCGGCGGATCGACCTGACCTTCCGGGCGCGGGTGCAATTGTGACCGGCCCTCACCCCCGGCCCCTCTCTCCAGGTGGGAGAGGGGGGCGATGGATGACACTTTTCACTCTTTGACGGAGAACGGACATGGCTGTGCAAAGCGGCAAGGATCTGCTGATCAAGATCGACCAGACCGGGGACGGCCAGTTCGTCACCATTGCGGGGCTGCGGGCGACGCGGATCAGCTTCAATACCGAGCAGGTGGACGTCACCAGCCTGGAAAGCCAGGGCGGCTGGCGCGAACTGCTGGCCGGGGCGGGCGTGAAGTCGGCGCAGATCTCGGGCTCGGGGGTGTTTCGGGATGAAAATACCGATGAACGGGCGCGGCAGGTGTTCTTCAACGGCGAAATCCCGGATTTCCAGGTGGTGATCCCGAGCTTTGGCGTGATCGAGGGGCCGTTCCAGATCACCTCGATCGAATATGCGGGGAGCCACAACGACGAGGCGAGCTATGAGATGGCCATGGCCTCGGCCGGCGCGCTGACCTTTACGGCGCTGTGATGGCGAACCCCTGGGCAGGAGAGGTGGCGATTGTCCTGGATGGGCAGCGCCATGTGGCAAAGCTGACGCTGGGGGCGCTGGCTGAGCTGGAGGCGGCGCTGGAGACGGGGTCGCTGATCGAGCTGGTGCAAAGGTTCGAGGAGCGGCGGTTTTCCACGCGCGACGTGCTGGCGCTGATCGTGGCGGGCCTGCGGGGCGGGGGCTGGCAGGGGACGGCGGCGGACCTGCTGAAGGTCGAGATCGGCGGCGGGCCGGTCGAGGCGGCACGGGCGGCGGCGGAACTCTTGGCGCGGGCCTTCTCGGTGCCGGGCGAGGAATGAGCGGCATCGACTGGCGGGGCCTGATGCAGGCGGGCCTGCATGGCCTGGGGCTTGAGCCGGCGGTGTTCTGGGGTCTGACGCCGGTGGAGTTGAAGATCATGCTGGGGCGGGAGGGTCTGGTCCCGCCCCTGACACGCGCGCGGCTGGCGGAACTGGCGGCGGCGTTTCCCGATGTGAGGAAGGGACAGGGCGATGGCGGATATCGGAACGATGCAGGAGCAGCTTCAGACGCTGGAGGCGCAGCTGGGGTCCTCTGTGTCGATGGTGGCGGCGTTTGATGGCGAACTTGCCCGGATGCGGGAGACGATGATCTTTACCGGCCGTGAGGTGAACACGCTGTCGAGCGGGATTTCGGGCGGGCTTCGGAAAGCCTTTGACGGGCTGATCTTCGACGGGATGAAGCTGAACGATGCGCTGAAGTCGGTCGCAAATACCATCGTCGACACGGTCTATTCCATCGCGATCAAGCCAGTGACCGGGGCGCTCGGCGGGTTTCTGGCGCAGGGGCTGGCGGGGGTGATGGGGGCGGGAATGCCCTTTGCCCAGGGCGGGGCGTTCAGCCAGGGCAAGGTGATGCCCTTTGCTCGGGGCGGCGTGGTCGCGGGGCCAACGACGTTCCCGATGCGGGGCGGGCGCGGGCTGATGGGCGAGGCAGGGCCCGAGGCGATCATGCCGCTGGCGCGCGGGCCCGACGGTCGGTTGGGCGTACAGGCGGGCGGCGGCAGGCCAGTCACGGTGGTGATGAACATCAGCACGCCCGACGTGCAGGGCTTTCAGCGCAGCCAGAGCCAGGTGGCGGCCCAGGTCAGCCGTGCCCTGGCACGCGGTCAACGCAACCGGTGAGGGCGAGACATGGCATTTCATGAAATCCGGTTTCCGGCCAACCTGAGTTTTGGCTCGGTCGGCGGCCCCGAACGGCGCACCGAGATCGTGACGCTGGCCAACGGATTCGAGGAGCGTAACACCCCCTGGGTGCATTCGCGCCGCCGCTATGACGCGGGTGTGGGTCTGCGGTCACTGGATGATGTGGCGGCGCTGATCGCGTTCTTCGAGGCGCGGGCCGGGCAGCTGCACGGCTTTCGCTGGAAGGACTGGTCGGATCACAAGTCTTGCCTGCCCGGCGGGGTGCCGGGACCGGAGGACCAGCTTATCGGCACGGGCGACGGGGTGACGACGGTGTTCCAGCTGCAGAAGACCTATGTCTCGGGGCTGGAAAGCTATGCTCGCCCGATCCGCAAGCCGGTTCTGGGAACGGTTCGGGTGGCGGTTGCGGAGGATCCGAAGGTAGAGGGTCTGGAGTTCACCGTGAATGTTGAAACGGGCGAAGTGACCTTTGTCGAACCGCCCGCCCTTGGCACGCGCGTCACGGCGGGGTTCGAGTTCGACGTTCCGGTGCGGTTCGACACGGATGCGATCCAGACCTCTGTCGCCTCGTTCGAGGCGGGGGATGTCCCGAACGTGCCGATTGTGGAGATCCGGATATGAGCGGGGCTGCGCTTCATGCCCATCTGGCAACCGGGGCGACCACGGTTTGCCGGGCCTGGACGCTGCGGCGTCAGGACGGCACGGTTCTGGGCTTTACCGATCATGATCGGCCGCTGACGGTGGATGGCGTGCTCTGCCGGGCCGACACCGGGATGACCGCGCGGGCGTTGCAGCAGACGACCGGGCTTGCCGTCGACAATTCGGAGGCCGTGGGCGCGCTGAGCGATGCGGCGATCACCGAGGCCGACATTCTGTCCGGGCGCTATGACGGGGCCGAAGTGCGGTCATTCTTGGTGAACTGGGCATCTCCGGAAGACTGGGTGGAGCTTTTCTGCGGCAGCTTTGGCGAGGTTACCCGGTCGGGGGGCGGCTTCTCGGCAGAGTTGCGCGGTTTGAGCGAGGCCCTGAACCGGCCGCAAGGCTATGCCTTCCAGCCCGCGTGCTCGGCCGTTCTGGGGGACAGCCGATGCCGATTTGACACCAGCGCGCCAGGCTATTCTGCGGAGATCGGGGTGGAACGGATCGAATATGAACGGATGTTCGCATTCAAGGATCTTCCTGCCTTTGACGACCGCTGGTTCCAGAATGGGCGTCTGGAGGTGCTGACGGGCGCGGCCGCCGGGTTGGTCGGAATGATCAAGAGCGACAGGACTGAGGTCGGCCAGCGCCGGATCGAGCTTTGGCAGTCACTGGGCGCGCCGGTCGTTGCCGGGGACCGGGTCCGGCTGATCGCCGGATGCGACAAGGCGGCGGCGACCTGTCGGACGAAGTTTGCCAACTTTCTGAATTTCCGGGGCTTTCCGCACATACCCGGGGAAGATTGGTTGGCGTCCTATCCCTTGCCGGACAGACCGAACGGCGGCGGGCGACTGGCCCCCGGGGCGACTGCATGACCGTCGCGGAGCGGATCGTGGCCGAGGCGCGGGGCTGGATCGGGACGCCTTACCTGCATCAGGGCACGACGCGGGGTGCTGGAGCCGATTGCCTGGGCCTGTTGCGGGGCATATGGCGGGCGGTGCTTGGGACAGAGCCAGAACCGGTGCCGCCCTACAGCGCCGACTGGGCCGAGCCCGGGCGCGAAGAGGCCCTGCTTGCGGCTGCACAGCGCTGGTTGCGGCAGAAGCCCTTGACCGAGGCGGCGGCGGGGGACGTGCTGCTGTTCCGCATGCGAAATGGTGCCATTGCCAAGCATTTGGGAATCCAGGTGACGGTCGGCGAGCACCCTGGTTTCGTTCACGCCTATACGGGGCACGGCGTGGTGGAAAGTCCGCTGTCGCTGCCCTGGCAACGTCGCATTGCGGCGCGTTTCTCTTTTCCTTTGGGAGCCTGA